CCTAAGTCTTCGTCATTTTTAATGGCGGTTAAGGTATCTTGTCGTAAAACGTCTGCACGTTTTCAAGATTCGGTCGAGGAGAGGTTTGTTCGCTTTGTGGCACAGTTGGAGGCTCTTTATGGAGTCTCTCTGCCTGTGCCCGCGGACGTCTCTTCGGCATCCTTAAAGAAGTTCACTAGTGGACTTCTGGAGGGGTGTTGTCATCCTTGGAGGCCTTTGATTTCCCGACTCTCTTCTGAGAGTCGGTGGTCATTGGCCTTTTCTTTGTTTCTCTTTCGGAAGGTAATTCCGAGCGAGGCGCCCCAGGTTGGGGCTTATGTTGAAAAGATGACAACGGCGCAGGATCTTCCCGATCCTGGGCTGTTGAGGTTTGCCCTTCGTGAGGTGGGCAAGCTTTTCCCGGTTGGCTGGGATAGATCTTATCTTGATAAGTGTTCAACAAGCACTCTGCCGTCGAGCTCCTGCATGGAGTCTGGACGCAAGAGTGGAGGCTGTCGGGGATTGGAGGCACAGGCTAGGTGGTCGCGCGAGGACTTCTGTTCTTATGTGACCGAGTCTGTGGCTCCAAGACAGCGTGGGCCGTCTCGAGTACAAGCTATTGAGACTGGTGGAAAGTGGCGCGTGATATCGATCCCTCCCCGGATTGATAACGCTTTGCGTCCCCTCCATCAGAGCATGTACGACCAACTATCCAGATATGATTGGTTGCTTCGCGGTGATGCCAAAGCATCGCGGTTCAAGGACTTCAGGCACGTGGCCGGCGAAGTTTTTGTTAGTGGCGATTACGAATCCGCCACTGACAACTTGAATAGTTACTTACAGCTAGCAATTTTTCATAGGCTGCTAGGGAACTCCACGAGGGTGCCGGATGGCATCCGTTCCCAAGCTCTTCAGATCTTCAGTTCTCAACTGGAATGTGAAGGGTACTCGGGCCAGCAGGCCCGCGGGCAGTTGATGGGTCAGTTGACCTCTTTCCCCCTCCTTTGTCTGGTTAACTATCTCACGTTCAAGTACAGCGTCCCTCGGGATGTGCCAGTTAAGATAAACGGCGACGATATCATCTTCAGGGGTACCCCTGAAGAGTCTGACTCGTGGTTTAAGAACGTTGGGAAGGGTGGCCTCACCGTCTCGCGTGGTAAGACACTTGTTGATTCGCGGTTCTTTTCTCTGAACTCGTGTCTCTTTAAGTCCACGGCGAACAAGGCGAAGTCTGTTCCTTTCCTGCGTGCCAAGGCCGTGTGGAGTTCCAAGGAGCGACTTTGTGAGAAGGTCTCTAGCATAAAGAGTCGTTTTAACTCTTATTGCCCAGGGTTCGGCAGAAGGAAACGTGTAGGACTTGACACGTTCTTCCTTCTTGAAAACCTGGACGCTGTTAGGCGTTGTAGAAGATCTCTGACAAGGGGGATGGGTATGAGGGTCGGAAGGGAGTCTTTGACAGACGCAGGTCTGTGGTTTAGAGAGCTGTTCTACTTGGAGAAGTGGACTGAGCCCGATTTACCCACCTTTTCATTCTCACAGATGAGGTGCAAAGATCTCCCCGTTGGATGGCAGCGTGTGAGTCGCTACCGCTATCCCGCTTCGGTGGTCAGCGGTTGGGAGGCGAGATTAGCTTTCGAGCTGGTCAAGTCTGCCTGGTCATCCGATATGTTGTCTGATTCGGACGCGGAAGAGCGCTGGTGGTCTGCTTGTGACACGGGCACAGACAGATACGGTATGGGTTTTGTTACCAACCGTATGGCGAAGTTAGCGGGTCTTTCTCGTAGGGACCTGTGGAAACTTTGCTACTTCCGGCGGAACGAGGACGTCTTCGGACGTGTTCGTTTTACTCGCGGAAATGGGGTGCTTCGACCGGAGCCTTGTAGCAGCTCTGATGCTACTATCAACGATCAGTGGGGTCGTCGAGACTTGTCTGAGGGGATTGGATTCGTCCGTCCTCTTGGCTTTGTTCCCTTGGCTTGCCCCGTACCGGATCTCTTGTGATCTGGGCGGTATGGTTTAAATGGGTTTGTCTCCCTCGGCAGAGGGGGTTGTCAAGTCAAACTAGTTTCTCGAAACGTAGGTTATTGTTGGCTGACTATTCGTAGACCTGTGCCTTCCCGAAAGGAAGGTATGGAAGTTGTTAGGGTGGGATTCCCATCGAATAGTAGACGCTTCGGCGAATCAGGGTTCGTCCCTGGGTTTTCATGTACGTACAAAGTAGGGATGTTCCGTCACTGTCAGTGATAGACGAGCCCCGCTACTGATTAAAAAAGGATGGTTCCTTCTTCATAGCACACTTGGA